CAACTTCTCTCTGTTCGAGAAGGAAGACGGCGGCAAGGGCGACAAGTACGGCTACGACAGTGACGAGGCGTACGAGCGTGCCAAGATGACCAAAGTCTGGTGGTACTGGGACAAGACGACGAAGCGTCTGTTCCTGTTCCATGACAAAGACTTCACGTGGCCGCTGTGGGTATGGGATGACCCGTACAAGTTGACACGGTTCTTTCCGTACTACTGCCTCGAATTCCATGTCGAACCCGAGGGCGGATACTCGAAAGGCGAGGTTACGTACTACCTCGATCAACAGGATGCAATCAACGAAATCAATGATGCCGAGAGACGGGCTCGTGGCAATGTTAAGAACAACTTGTTCTTCAATAGCGCCGTCGTTGATCGAGATACCGTTGAGCAGGTCCTTAAAGGAGCAGATGGTACTGCCCGTGGGATCGACCTTGGTGAAGACGGACAGACGAAGCTCGGAGATGTTCTCTTCGCATGGGCACCTGATTACAGTAAACACGCCGAACTATTCCAAGGAGGGATAGATCGCAAGCTACAAGCAATTGCTCGTATCTCTTCCGTCAACTCCGTCCTTGCTGGTCAAGAGTTCAAGACCAACACGACTAACAAGGCAGTTGACAGTTATCAGATGGCTACTGAAATCAGAGTCGATGAGAAGACAGACCTCATCGAAGACTGGCTCGGAGACATCTGCCTCGGACTGATGGAACTGTGTGTACAGTATTGCACTCCTGACCGCATCTCGTCCGTCATTGGACGCAGTGCGCAGCAGTACTGGAGCAACATGTCTCCAGACGAGATGTACACGACGTTGAACTTCCAGGTCGTAGGAGGTTCTACGGACAAGCCGACGTCTCGTGCAAAGAAGAAAGAGGCTATTGAACTCGGACAGGTGCTCGGACAGTTTGTTCAGGCATCTCCTGCCGTTGTCATGGTTATGTTGAAGGTTATGGAACAAGCCTTCGATGAAGTCGTGATGACTGATGAAATGTGGAAGGCTGTCGAACAAGGTGTTGCTCAAGCTATGGCTCCGAAACCATCAACGGACGTTGGTCAGAACGGTGCTCCAGCAGAAGGCGATCAAGGCAGCCAACCGTCACCGGAAGCTCAGGCACAAGTTCAGCAAGCTATTGCGAAACTTCCTCCGGCAGCAAAGCAGAAGCTAGAGGAACTGGTGCAGAGAGGAATGCGTCCGTCTCAGGCGTTGCAGACGGTTATGCAGGCTGTACAGAACGTGCAGCAAACAGCAGGCAACGCGTAATCTACCAACACGGGGAGAAGTGTTGTGCCGAGAGAAGTTAGTGCAAGTGCAGAAGAAGCCCTCTTGAGTAACATCCCTGGTCTCGATGATGAGACTGGTGGCGGTACTACCCAGGAGACCACTGGTGAGACATCTGAGACTACGGAAGAGAACGCTGTCGCAGAGACTGGATCAGAAGGTGAGACTACAGAAGAAGTCTCTACACAAGAACAGTCTGGAAATCGCAGAGGCACTGTCCCTGACACTGGTCGTCAACAGCAGTCAGGAAAACAGCAGCAACAGCAGAAAGTCCCGCCGAGACAGCCTGCTAATGCTGCCGGCGATCTTGTTGACCCAACAGGACGAGTAATCGCTCGTGCTGGTAACGAGCGTCGTTTCTACGAGAGTTGGCGGAACGCGTCTATTCAGTTGCAGAAGATGCAGCGTGATCTCGGTACACGAGACACCCGCATTCAACAGCTTGAAGGACAACTTCGTGGACATGGCGAAGCAGCCAATGCACCACAGTCGCTCGGCCTAAACCCGCAGGAAGCGGTCGCCGGTATGCGCCTGTTCGCTCAGTTCAAGCGTAGTCCCGTGGATACGCTCAAGTTTATGCTTGCGGAGGTACAGTCTTTAGGGCATGATCTGACCGGCATCGTAGACGGTGGGGTTAACGCCCAGGCTATCTCTACGATGCTTGATCGAAGACTTGCTCCGTTGACGCAGCAGCACCAAGAGCAGCGTCGTCAACAGGAACAGCAAGCGCAGATCGACCGTCAGGTGAATGACTTCTACAGTGAATTCCCTGACGCGCATGTGCATGATGCGGCTCTTGGTGAATTGCTCACCAGAAACCCGACCCTTACTCCTCGTGAGGCGTACTTCATGCTCCAGAACCATTATATCAAGAATGGATGGGACTGGAGTGTACCGCTGAGTGCGATCATGTCGCAACAGCGCGCACCTGCTAGGCAGCCTGCACAGCAACAGCAAACGCAGCAGAGACAGTCTCTCCCTAACGGACGTGGGGCACGGACTGTTCAACAGCCGCAGACGCGTGTTGCAGGACAGGATGAACTAGCTCACGAAGATGATAGTTGGGAAAACATCATTCGTGGATCGATGCGTAACAGCGGTCTACGAGTGTAACGGAGAGAGCAATGGCACTTGAAGAGGTCCTGCACTCCACGCTGACTCGTTCGCGTAAGAAGCTCATCATGGCTTCTATTAAGTCGAATGCGTATATGGCGTGGCAGTTTGCCACCAATCGTGTTGAGTACGAGGATGGTGGTTGGGAGATCACCAATCCGCTCATCGTCGGTCGTAACCCGAACGTTTCGTCGTACCAGTACTTCGAAACTGTTCCGATCGATCAGACGAATGAGTTCGAGACGGTCCATTACACGTGGTCGCGTGTTGCTGGCACTGTCATCATCTCGGACCAGGAAGAGGACGAGAACCGCGGCGAGGCACAGGTCTTCAAGTTGATGAAGGCCAAGATGCAGGTGCTTGAAGAGAGCATCAAGGAGAAGTTCTCGGTGTACCTGTACAGTGCAGGCGCCGGTTCCGATCCGCAGGGTCTGCCGTCGGTCATTCCCGATGATCCGACGACTGGTACGCTCGGTCAGCTTTCCCGTGCCTCCGAGTCGCAGTGGCGTACGTCTGCGTATGACTTCTCGACGGGAAATCTCGACGAGACGAACATCGAAGAGGCTTTCGATGACGTTCTCATGGACCTGACGCTCAAGGGTGAGAAGCCTGACGTCATTCTGTGCGGACGCAACATCTATCGTCTCTATCGTGCGGCTGTCCGTGACAAGGTTGTCATCAATCTCGGTGAGACTGGCAACGGCAAGCGGATGATGGACCTCGGCTTTACTGGTGTGTCGCATCAGAATGTGCCGATGATGTATGACGAGGATTGCCCCGTCAACAAGACGTACTTCATCAACTCGAAGTACCTCAAGCTCCACATTCTCAAGCACGTTAACATGAAGGTCAAGGAACTCGTCGCTCCGTGGAACGTCGATGCCTCTGGCCGTCGTGTCATCTGGCAGGGACAGTTGTGCCTGTGGAAAGCGTTCCGCACGCACGCGGTCGTGCTCAACTAAGGAGTGAGGTATGCAGGGCGTAGATGTCCAACCTCGCTACGAAGTTGAGTTCGTAGATGAGCAAGTGACTGATAAGAAGACGCGGTATGTTCGTCCTGAAAAGGATGCACAAGGCAACGTCTTGAAGGCCGGTCACTTCGAAATCGAAGAGGTCGAAGTTCCGTTCGGTTACATGGTGTACTTCCCACAGGGACACTCTCTTCGTGTGAAGACACTCGATGAACTGCGACGGATGGGCTACCACAAGCAGCCCGGCCTCGTGGATATGGAAAGCGGCGAAGTGATCAAAGAGGACACCGAGACGCTTTCTCTCAAGGACCGCGTGCTTCGGAAGACGAGTGCCCCGCGTGCTCGTGCTCCGAAGGTTCGCTAAGGAGGGATAGATGGCAGAGCGTGACTATTTTCCGCAGCGAGTTAATCTGCATGTTCCTGACATGCAGTACGCGGCGGAAGTTGGAGAGAACGGCATCGGTGAATTCAGCATTGGCGCTCCTGCCGCTGCTGATGCCGCTGCCATTCTGAATGACCAGTCGATTGCGACGGCTGGCAGTCAGACGACGTTGCTTCTCTCGGAACTCGAAGGTACGTACGGTCGTGCGTTGACCGTTAAGGCTTCGGGTGCGGCTACTTCGAACGTCACCGTCATCGGTCGTGATTATCTCAATCAGCCGATGAAGGAGTCCTTCACTCTTAACGGTACGACTGCCGTTAACGGTAAGAAGGCGTTCAAGTACATCGACGAAGTGACGTTCGGTGCTACTTCCGCCACGACTATTGACCTTGGAACGCTCGATGTCTTCGGACTTCCGTTCAAGGCCAAGGTTCTCCTGTCGAGCATTCAGGACGGAGCCGTTGCTGGTACTGCGCACACCTTCGTTGCAGGTGTTGCGACTGATCCGGCGACTGCGACGACTGGTGATCCGCGTGGGACCATCGATCCGAACAGCGCTGCTGACGGTTCGAAGGTCTTCGGCGGCATCGCGTTGTTCGATAAGACGAACTTGCACGGCGTCGAGCAGTACTTCGCGTAAGAACTGCCGATGCAGGGTCCGTAGCGTCTCCCCCGCTGCGGACCCATCGTGCTGAGTGGAGGTAGCATGGCATACAAGACGTTCAGCGATCTGATCCAGGCTACAGTGAAAGAACTGTCGCAGGTATCCGGCACCGGCGTTCAGTTGTACGCAGAAGACATCATCGGTCGGAAGCTCCAGAGTTCGTTCAACATGGTGTTTGACGAACTCTGGTGGGATCAGTACATGGAATGGTTCCAACGTACGTTGGACGGAACGACTGGTGTCGTTACCTCTGCGCTGACAGGCGTTACGAGGTTCGATGACATTCGAGCAGTCTTTGTTCCGCAGTCCCATACGCCTCTGCCGTATCTGCCGAGAGACTTTCAGCCATTTGTGCTTACTGGCACACAGCCTCGTTTCATCGAAGCTCTGACAGAAGACGAGCCGACGAAAATCATTCAGTTCTGGCCGAAGACTGCGACTGGTACTATCTATATCCATGCTCGCAAGAAGCCGGATGACTTCAATCTAGATGACTTGGTGAAGCTGGACCCTGACGTGCTGATCTTCGGTGCTGCATGGGACTACTTAGAGTCCGATGGCACTGTGCCAGCCGATGCGCAGAAGATGCAGGTCAAGTTCGAGGCTCGATTGAAGCAGTTGAAAAAGAACTACGGCAACAAGCCGATTGCTCTTGATCCGCAGAGAACACAGAACATCCCGTTGGACTGGATGGTGATGCGGTGAGCCTAAAGCCTCTCACGAAGCCGATCAAGCGTCGACAAGAGACACTTAAGACCACTACGCTACGGGAGTTCAGTGGTGGTCTTAATGTTATTGACAATGATCTCAATCTTGATCCGCAGTACTCGAAGAAGCTAACGAACCTCGTCCGTGGAGCAGACGGTGCTATCACTCTGCGCTACGGGACGAAGCTGTTCTGCGACTTCGCTGAGCATGGCTTCACTGGCATCGTCAATCAGACGTACTATAACAGCAGGATCGTTGTTGTAGACGAGACTGGCATGATCGGTACTGTCGATGGCATCGGCAATACGACTGTCATCTGGAACCAGACGCTTGCAAACGCTTTGCCGGGTACTCCTAACGGATGGGGTACACTGTCGTTCTGTTCGTTTGCACAGTTCAACGGACAGTTGATCATCTGCAATGGCATTGACAAACCTGTGATCGTCGACCGTGATCATACGGTAGACTACTTGCAGGACTTAGCTTCGGGGAGCAATGTCAATGTACCAGTGTGCCGCTACGTTGCCGCTGCGAGTCGCTACCTCGTTATGGCGGGTGATCCGTTCAATCCGGATCGTCTGCACATCTCGAATGTCGACACGAGTGGCACGTGGGAAGGAGACGCAGATCCGAACGATGGAACAAGCATCGACCTTGGCTCAGTCGTACCGGCAGGATCGTCGGACATCAAAGGCATCGGAGTATTTCGAGATAAAGTTTCTGTAGAGTTCGAAGAGGCACGCGTCATTGTAGAACTTGGTATCTACGATAATGACGGTAACCATACGCCGAACTTCAACGATCCTATCGAGCAGTACGGTTCTGTCTCGCATCGTGCTATCCAGTCCGTCGGTGATGACCTTCTCTTCTGCGACATCGTCGGTGTCAACAGCATCCGTCGGTCTACACTGACCGAGACGATTGTTCCGGAACGACTGTCGCAGTTGATCGATCCTGAGATACAGAAATGGCTCAACAGGATTAACACTGTAGCTGCTCTCGAAGACAACGTATTCAGTGGGTACAACCGCACTGAGCAAGAGTTCATGCTGTTCATCCCGAACCAGTCGTTCGTGGATGAGACGACAGAGACGCCGTGCTTTGTTTGGAAGAAAATCAAACAGTTGAAGGTCGACAGTTGGTCTGAGTTCCGTGGATGGAACTGGCAGTCCGCATGTCGATCGTCACAGGGTCGCGTCTTCTTCTCGAATGGCACACAGTTGTACGTCTACGGTGCACAGAACGATGCGTACTATCGAGACTTCATCGGTGACCAGGAGACGTTCAGCGATGGAACTGTTTTTGAAGACGGAACGGGCTTCTCTCCTGTTGCCGATACCGCTGATAGTGGCGTCCCCATCGCTTTCGTGTGGGAACTGCCGTGGGCGGACTTCGATAAAAGACGAAATTCAAAACATGCGAGGTACATTGCTCTCGATACCGTGGGTAATGCTCGTTTCACCTTGCAGATGTTCGTAGACAATATCTACGAGGACAACAGCTACCAGGGCGAAGAGTTTACAGACGGTACGATCTTCACTGATCTAACTGGTTTTGACACTGACGAGCCGCAGTTAAACCCTGCACTAGAGATGGAGTTCGCTGGTGGCTCAGTGCTCGGCTACGGTGGCGACTTCTACGGACAGTACTTCGGTGGTGGCCGCATTTCGTCCGATGAACGACTCTACGCGTGGCCTGCGAAGTTCAACATCGCCAAGCTACGTGTCGAAGGCGAGGCGATGGATGCGATCAAGTTCGTGTCGCTGTCACTGATGTACAACCATGGGAGTACAAGGAGGTAATATGTCTAGTGCAGTCGACGCAACAGTTCCTGCTGATAACGTCAAAGTCGACAAGTCGAAGCTGCGTGCGAACTTCTCCGCTACGAAGTCGGAGATCGAGGAGCTACAGCGTACGACGCGTCTTCCTTGGCAGATCGCTTTCGGCACAGTCTCGACCTAAGAGGTAACAATGTCTGACAGAATTGGCGTTCTCGACGAGAAGTCCGTAGCGACTGTCGGTGTTACGACCGTGTACACTTGTCCGTCAGGTAAGGCGGCTAAAGTCAAGTGCATGTATCGTGGTGCGGCTGGCTCGTCGTCTACACTGAAAGTGACGGTCAACGGTATCGACATCTTCCTCACTGGCGCATTGACCAGCGGGAACATCTCGTACTCGTCTACGTCTCTCATGCATCAAGCCGGTGCTGCTTCGACTATCGATGGCTCTGCTGATGGCAAAGTCGTCGCTCCTGGGCCGAAGGAATTCTACCTGAGTGCTGGTGACACTATCTCGTACGAGATTGGCACTGCTGCATTCTCGTCGATGAACTTCCAGGTCGTCGGCAGCGAGATCGACGTCTAATCAACGTACGTTGGGAGTAGCAGCATGACCGCTGTTCCGCAGACTACGAACTACAAGTTCTGGCTGCCGCCGTTCAACCTGCGTGTCTGGAATGACTATGTCAACCAGAACATGCAGATCATGGATGCCGTACTGGCGAGGTTCGTTCTCGTCAATAACATGAAAGGTGTGTGGCAGAACAGCACAGCGTATGTAGCCGGTGATCGTGTCGTCGATGCGGACACTGGGACTATCTACACGTGTAACACGCCGCATACGTCTGCTGCTACTCCTACGTTGTTCGAAGACGATCGCATTGCCAATCCGACATTCTGGACAGTCTTCACGTTCTCTGTGCAGTTCCGCGGAGACTGGGAGACTGGAGAGGACTACGCTGTCGGTGACTTCGTGGTCTCCAGTCGCAAGTTGGCAATTGCTACGACGTCTCATACGTCTGGATCGACGTTCAGTAATGATCAGCAAGCTGGTAAGTGGAACGTACTAATCGACGGTGATGTCATCGCAGCATTGCCTACGCTTGTTCCTGCGAACGAAGACAGTGTTCTTCGAGTGAATGATCTTGGTCAGTATGAACTGGCCACTGGCGTTACGCTTGACGACACTGGCGTCCTCACTGCGACTGAGTTTGTCTCTGCTCTGTTTAACGTCAGCACTGGTGGAGAGATCACCTTTGCTGATGCAACGGCTGCGTCTGCCACTCGTACGAACCTCGGTGTCGAGATTGGTACAGACGTGTTGGCGTACGATGATGGTGTGCAGAGCATAGCTGACATCGATCCTGCCGACGCAGACTTTGGTAAGTCTGTTATTGCTACTGCCGCAGATGAGTACAAGCTTGCTGGTCCGTTTGCTGGCTTCAAGAATATCATTAACAACCCGAACGGAAGGATTGCACAGCGAGGTGCTTCTGGAACGTTCTCTTCTGCTTCGTACAACTTTCAGACTGATCGTTGGGCACTAGCTGCTGGTGCGGCAATTACCGGTGGTGCATCGTATAATGCAGCTAGTACGTCGATGGCTGGAGGATATTGTTTCGGTACGACGATCAGCACGTCTGTAGATAACAACGTCTTCTGGCGGCAGCGTATTGAAAGTGTCAATGCTGTACGACTTTCGACGCATTTTGACTCGAACAAGCGTGGATCGTTGCAGTTCCGTGTCTTCCAAGATACAGGAAGTGCTCAGAACGTCAACTACGAGATCAACAAAGCGAGTTCTGCTGACGACTTTACTACTGTAACGAATATCGCATCTGGTCTTTTGGGAACGACGGAGAGTGGTGCCTCGACGCTGTTCAAAGTTGAGGACATCGACTTCGGTGACTGCCGGAATGGTATTGAAGTTAAGGTCTATGTATCTGCTCCTTCTGGTACGTCTAACAAGAACTATCTCTTGGGAGATGTTCAGCTAGAAGAAGGTCCCATCTGTACGGCATTCGAAATGAAACCGTACGACGTAGAGTTTACAGCTTGTTCTCGTTACTTTAGACGATTGAAGACAGACATCTCTGCACTACGATTTGGTGCAGGAATGGCGTATTCAACGACAGCCGGTGATGTAGTGGTTCCGATTAACGGTCCTCAGATGAGAGCCACTGGAACTGTTTCTGTTTCTGCTGTTGGAGATTTCGATGTCTTCTCCAGTTCCGGTTCGTCCATTGCTGTTACAAGCTTTTCCTCAAAGGTACACAACAAAGGGAGCAACTCAGTTACCTTGTCGTTCGGCGTTGCTAGTGGCATGACTGCTGGTCAAGGAACGCTGATATTCGCTGCGAATACTAATGCAGCTATCGACGTGGATGCGGAGTTGTAAAATGAACATCGATGATCGTTCTCTCCGCATTACTACAGACGTAACACTTGGCCTGGGAGCTATTGCATATCCATTTATGGATATTGACTTGACTACTGCACTACACATTATCACCGCAATCGGTGGTGCAGCCCTCGTATGGTTACGTGTCTGCATGACAGTACGTGACTTCCTCCGTTGGAGAAAGAAGAAACGTGAAACACTCGACACTTGATCAAATGGTCCTCACGCTGACACTGTTCGGAGAAGCGAGAGGCGAGTCTTTTCTCGGCAAGAAGATGATAGCGCATGTTATCGTCAACAGAGCCATCAAGAAGGGCAAGCCAATCGCGCAGATGTGTTTACAGGCCAAACAGTTCTCATGCTGGAACGGCTTGCAGACCATTCGATCAGACGATGATGACGTTAACTTAACGAAGTTGCTCTATGCTACTGGCGACGAACCCGGTTATGCCGAGTGCGTCCGTGCAGCGGAGGAAGTCCTGACGTCCGCAGGCATCCTCGACCCGACGTTTGGTAGTACTCACTATCACACGCTCGGTGTTTACCCTTATTGGGCTAAGGGACATACGCCCGCAACGACTTGTGGAGCACATGTGTTCTACAATGATATCGCGTTTTGATGGAGGGGAGAATGAAGTGGTTTCTTTCGCGTCTTAACGAGCCTTCTTCACTTGGTGGACTCGGTGCCATCGCTGCGTCAGTGAATGCGCTCGTTCAGGGACAGGATACGTCGACCGCAGTCGTCGGTATCCTCGCTGGTATCGCTATGTTTATCCGGAAAGACCCTGGCTCGCCGGATCACCCGAACCAGCAGCAGTAAAAGCACTACATACTGGATTTAGTGCTTGACATGGGCACCCGAAGGGTATAATCGAAGGTATTATCTCCCCGCCGGGGATGGGGGGTAACAAAAAAAAGAAAGACTCTTCGGGTGTTTATGATCAACGTACATTGGTCACACGAATGGGCGACATTCAAACGATACACGAACTGATGATGCAGTCACCGGTACACCGTAAATGGAGTGCCGATGGTTTCATTCGTTACGTGTTCCCTCCCCTTATGCTAAAACAACACTACTTTACAAAAGACAGACGCGCTTGGATTTCGTGGGCTTTCTTGTCTCCAGAAATCGCTGATGGTTTTCAGAAACGCACTCGTCATCTCTCTATTGACGACTGGCATTCTGGAGACGAACTGTGGTTCATCGACATGATTGCTCCGTACGGTAATGTACGAGAGTTGATGAAAGACATCAGAGACACTGTGTTCGCCGGACATCCAGGCGGCAAGTGGACACGCACTTTCGGTACTGGCAAAGTCCAGAAGATCGGTTTCTTCGAGAGGCAGACATGAGTGTACTGAATAACGAACTCTGGCTTTGCAACGTACAGTACGGCATCACTTGCGATGGCGGCGGAGATGCTGGTGGCGATGGCGACAGTGGCGGTGCTACTGGTTCTGCTGCCGATGGTACTGCATCAGAAAGCTCTGCCGATGGTACAGCAAGCGGTGCTGATAGCTCCGGTGCTGCGGCGGCTGCTGCGGATGGTAACACGAGTGGTGCAGAAGGCGCTGGTGCTACCGGAATGGGTGGCCCATCTGCGGCTGCTACTGCGAATGGTGCGCAGGGTGCATCTGGTGGACAAGGTGGCGATGCGACTGGCAATGTAGGCCACGCACCTAATACCAATCCTGCTACTGCTGCTGTTGTTGCTCCTGCCGCTCCTCCTCCGCCTCCGACGTTTGGAGCACCGGGTAGTATCGGTAATCTGACGCCTGTTGACCTGATGTTGGCCGACAGTGTGCTTGGTGGCCGCTATTATCGTGGTGATAATAACAACTATTACTTCCGCGGTAATGGACAAGGCAACGATACGCAGATCGGCACGCCTGTGTCGTATGATACGATCTCTGGTCTTGCTCACCAGGGCGCATTGGCTCAGGCTGATCAGGCTGCGACGGCTCGTAATCTCAATCCGGCAGACTTCGATGGTCTGTTCAACACTGAGATTGACAAAATCCTCGGTGCGCAGCCTCAGTTCTCAACTGACTTCCGTGCTCCGTTCGGGCCGGACTTCGGTAATAGTGTTCTAGATCAAGAGCAGGCTCGTCGTCGTGCTGATTACACTCAGCAGGCCGGTAAAGCATTTGCGCCTGACTTCTCGAAGAATGCTCTGCCTGATACGTTCGATGATAACGTCATCGATCAAATCCTGAACGAGCAGTTCGGTCAGACGAAGGGTCTTCTCGATAACCAGCGGGCTCGTGGGAACCTGAACGATATCGGATATAACTCCGGTATGAATGAACTGAACAACCAGAAGTCTGCTGGCTTTGCGAAACTGCAAGGCATCGGCGGAGATGTTCTGAACAACTACCGTAATACGCTCGACCAGATCGGCAACGAAGCGAACACTCGTGCTGGTTCGTACACTCTCGGACAGAACTTCAATCTCGGAGACTTCCAGAACAGGGCGAACACTGCGGAGAGTGGTTTCAACAACACTCTCGAAGGAGACATTCGTTCGCAGACACCGCAACTGTTCGATGCTTCTTCACTGATCACGCGTGGCGGTCAGGCGCAAGGTGCTCAGAACAATACGCGTGCATTGTTCCAGGCACTCGACCAGAATGCTCGTCGCCGTGACACGCAGCGTGGACTAGGAACAGAAGGTGTCTTCTAGAGTACAACTACGTCCTTGGAGGGACAGTGACGCAGCTTACGCAATACAAGCTAAAGTCGCAATTCCCACACTACCGGGGTTTACATTCCTGGGCACGTTGAAGTACTGCCTTGATCTATACAATGAGAACAAGACAGTGCTCAAAGACGGTAAGCCCCAAGGGATTATCTCTTGTTTCGTGTCCGAGGGCGTAGTTGAACCGCATGGTCTTTGGTATCCGTGGTCGTCAGCGCGTACGCGCTACGCTGCGTGGCAGAAGTACGTAGAAGACGACCGACCGATGGCACTGTATCCAGAGGAACAGTACATCGAGTTCTTTAAACGCGTTCTAGGAGTACACTAATGCCGTGGGTCGCAGCAGCTATCGGTGCAGCCGGTGCCATCGGCAGTTCTCTAATCAACAAGAAGTCTGCGGACAAGCAAGCTGGCATGTCTGCCGAGGAACTGGCGTTTCAACGTGACGCGTTTAACAGACAGTTCGCCGCAGACACCGATCCGGTAACCGACTCATACGGTACGAAGACTACGTACGTCCCTGGCGAAGGCTGGCGTACGGTTCCTGGTCCATTGATCCAGCCTGTTATCACTGGCGGCGCTATTGAACAGCGTAACCAGCTTGATGACGCGCAGAGGGCACGGACAGAGGGACTGTCTGCGGCATTGCGTCGTAGACAAGAAGGACAAGTAGCGGATCAGTATCTAGCACAACTTGGTGCTGGTTCTCCGTACGGCTCTCCTGAACAGTTCGTCTCTGCACTACGCTCCTCCAAGCGTGCCGACATCAATGACGCATATGATGGAGTAGTGAAAAATGCTCTGCGCCAAAATCTGCGGGCAGGTGGTGGACCGTCGAGTAGCGCGAATATTATCGCGAAGGTTGGCCAACGCAAGGCGCAGGACTTCGCTAAAGCGGGAACGGATGCGCTTGTGGAAGGCAATCAGGCGTACGAAGGACTTGAGGGAGCAAGAACTGCTCGACTGGGAAATGTATATGGAGCACTTGCAGGCAGAGCTACGAACGTAAACAACGTTCCGTTTGCTCCAACGCAGCTTGATGGCTCCGGACTTGCGTATGCACGTGCGAATGGACAACAGGCGAACCCGTATGGCTCGGCTGTTGCGTCGTCTCTTGCACAGAAGGGCGTCGGTGCGCAGGGATCGGCGAATTCGGCACTCGCAGACAAGCTCGGCATCGCAGGCGCGGGCATCTACAGTGCGATCTTCCCGAAGAGATC